AAATGTTGATATATTTATCTGTACGATTAATTACAGCCGCTTTGTTGCGACGAGTGTTTGTGTACCCTGAGTTAATATTAGCAGCAGATTCATAAGCCATGAAGGGTGTAGTGTCTTCTTTTGCCGAGGCCGTGCTCGTCATCTTTTTAGCCGCTTTTTTGGGAGTTTTCCGAGGAGTAGCGGAAGCTTTTCCTTGCTTTGCAGATTTGCTTTTCTTAGGTTGCTGGCTCATGATTAATAAATTATTACACTTCTAACGGAACATTTGCGGCAAAAACGTAGAATTTATTTCATTTTCATTCGTAGCCTTCTTGTCATTGTAGCATTTAAGGCCCCAATTAGCCAGCATTAAAGTAGTGTAATTATCTTTTCTGGCTCGATGGGGGGAAGTGCTCCTTTTCAGGTGCTGCGGTAAGTCGAACGTTTGAGTCCCCTTGGCTGTAGTTTTCACCTCTACCAAAGCACATTGTTTTTTCGTAGAGTATACCAAGGTGTCTTGAGTCTCAATAAATTCGCCTATATTGTTTTCTTCTACTAATTTTAAATTTATATTATAATTAGATTGCTTATCGAACGCCGAACCATTTGCCGTAGTTCTGGAAGCGAACCATAGTTTTTTGTGGTCAATGGCGGCTTGCAGGTGTTCATTAGCTTTTCTTAAGAAATCGCTAGTAAAGTTTTGCTTAAAGCAAATTTTATGGTCCGATTTATTTAAGTCTCTTTTCAGGCGTCTAATCTCCTTGTTGTAGTCTTCGCCCTCTTTAGCGGCCTCGAAGTCTAAGAACTTTAAATTTATACCCGCATTAACAAAATTCTCAGATTCATTGCAACTATCTAAGAATTGATACCCAGCGTTATCTATAACAATTAATTCGATGTTAAAATTAGTATAAAGGTAATATAAATAATTTATATGCTGCTTTAAATCTCCTCCCGCCACCGCGTAACTATGAACCAAGGTCCCATCCCCGATATCCTCGCTAACCTCTAACAAAGACATGGCAAAAAAGTCAGAGCTTGGGCTATTAGAGAAAGAGGGGTCAATCCCCAAGATATATTTTGCTCCGCTCCTTCCCCTTATCAGGGTAGTCGGGCTTTCTCCGTCAGGTATAGTGCATAAGTGCATTTTTTTAGCGCTAAAATAAGAATCTGACCCATCCGTAAATTGAGCGCAATATTCCCTCAAAAAAGAGGAGTGCGATGCTCCGCCGTCTTGAGCCTCTTCTATCACGGTCTCGTCTATCATTTCCTTGGGTAAGGCTTCGTATCCCATTTGCGAAATGAAATAATTAGCATCACTTATCTCGTCCGAATAAATTTTGTTAGTCCACTCCCTGTAAGTTTTATACAGATTTTCGAAAGTATAAGAAGCTGAAGACAATGCTATCATCTTAGAGTTGTTTTCAAACACCATTCTATCCTCTTCTGGCATTTTATTTTTTTTAATTAAATCGTCCTCTATAGCTCTAATCTCCAGTCTTTCTTTCATGTCTTGTGGCGCAACCAAGAACGGCATCAGGACCGTGTTAATGAGCTCTTCTGGCAACAAGAGAAACTCATCCAGCACTAGGATATTTGCCCTAAAGCCACGAATCTTTTCGCCATTAAGTGGAATTGCTGTAATCGTCCCCCCATTGATAGACCATTCGAATTGATCATTTCTCTTAGATGGCTTTGTTGAGAAGGCTTGTTGTAGCAGCTCGGCTCCTTTAGATCGAACAAGCTTTTCTAAATTTGTAAAAATAAATCTTGCTGTACGGAAAGTCGGGCCAGCGATAAGAATTTTAGTTCCAGGATTGAAGATACATTGCAAGAAGCAAAATACTGAAGCGATGAAAGTCTTACCGCAGCCACGACCCCACACGCACATAGAAAAATTTCTATTCATCATCCCTTTCAGGGTAATTTCCTGATAGGGAGCGAGCTTGATGCCCGAGAGCAGTTCTGTGGTAATGCCTAAATTTGAAGACAAGAATTTAGCTAAAGAAATCCTAGCCTCTTTCTCCTCTAAAGTCCCTTCCAGCTTCATGAGCTCGGAGTTAGCGTCGGGAATCTCTTTCTTGTATTTATCTGGGCAATACCACATGGCTTTACTTGTTTACCTCGTAAAATTCAGAATACAATCTTTGCTGGTCCTTGGGTACGTTTTCCTTGTAAACATAGTAATAAGTAGCAAGGGATAACCTGCGGCGATTTTCAGGGCACTTTATGAGCCTTGGGCAGCCGTGCCACGACTCTTCGTCAGTGTCAAAAATAACCATTTTATTGAATGTGGGAGGAATGTCTACGATTTTATTTTTTCTATCTTTACTCCACAACTCTAAGTTACCGTTCCATTCACTGGGCCACTCCTTGTTTAAAAAAACTAAAACATTGATTTTTCTTACTAAGCTAGTTTCTTTATTATAGTTAAAATCTTTATGTATATTTAATTTTCCCCCTCTTTCCGTAGAGTGAATCCCCCCCCCTATGTTCAGTGGGTCGTCAATGATGCCAGATATGCCCGTTAACTCCTTTAGAAAATATAAAAATTCCGCAGAATGAAGTTGCCATAAAATCTTCTTAACTTGATCTGGCATTAACCTCGGGTCTTCTAGCCACTTTTTGTTTACTTGGTATTTATAATCTCTTTGATTCCACCGTAAGTCATCTATATTATCTTCAATAGATTTAACGCACGCCGTTAAATCTTCGTCGTTAAAAAAATCCTCTATTATCGCATGGGGGAAAGGGGAGGCATTTTTGTATTGCGTGTGTTCTATGAACATTATTGTCTTTTTTAAAGTATTTTCTTGTCGTAGCTCAATTGTAAGTCAATTTTTTTATAAATGCACTTAGAAAAAAATATTTTTTCAATAACTCTTACCGATTCTTTTCTGCCGTTCACGAATAGAAATTGTATATGATCATACTTTTGAATCATATCCCTGACTTTATGAAATATGAACTCAGGAGTTACTTTTATCTTCTTGGAAATGTAAGGTAAAAATGGGAAAGAAAGGGCGTGCGTAAGGCTATCTTCAATAACTATGATTAGATTAGCGTCATTTTCTGCTGCCCTTTCGATCTCACGACAAAACCTATCATAGTTTAATACACTGATGGTAGAAATAAAATCCGCTAAGGTCTTCCTCTCTATGTAGCAATTGCACGTTAATGATTTTTCACTTAACGCATAATCTCCAAACTTTAACCCCTTAACTTCAGTCGGTAAGTTAAACTTTAAAGGTAGTTGCTCCCGACTGTCTACATAGATTTTACAATCTTTTTTAGATTTCGCAGTTACTATACTTTGTGCTTGTCGGTATTTATTCTTAAATCCCAAGGACTTGCAGAGCTTGTAGTAATCTGGGAATTTTTTTTCGAATGATATCACGGAGGGAAAAGCCAAACTCCTTAGCTCGACTTGACAAGGCGAGTAAGTTAAGGCTTTTTTTTCTTTTCTATCTAGTAATATTTTCTTTAAATATTTTTTTGCCTCACTTAATGGCAGCTTATCTAGCCACTTCAATCTATTCGATTTAGTGTTAAATTCTGTGTTAAGGTAATATTCTTTGGATTTAAATTTAATTATTTTTCCATCATATAGGTCATAGCGTGGGTAATACTGCTGGTAATACGCAGCTATTCTTAGATCATGTTTTTTGAGATGAGAGTGAAGCTTTCTCTCTGTTTCAAACTCTTGATCACATGCTTTGCACTTAAAAGTCATATTTAAATTTTTTAATGTCTTCCTTGTAAAGTTTGTTGACTATTTCTTGATTTTTTTTAGTATAAAATTTCCTGTAATCAGGCTTATGATGAATTTTCCCCGTTCGCTCCAAAGGCTTGGGTTCCATCTTGTGCCTTCTTAATATAATATTGAAATCATTTTTTAAATTTTCAAATTTGCAAATATAATCCATTTTTATCTTACCGTTTGATTCCAGCCACCTAACTTGGGGCATTATCCATCTTCCGTGTAAGCGGTTTTCCAAAACCCCAATATCATCATATTTTAGGTCTACGCCTAAATCTGATTGGCCCTCTAGTCTTTCGATGAAGCTGGAGAAAGATGTTTTGAATTTTAAGAAAAGCTTTTGATTAATGAAGCCATTTTTTTTATCATTTAATAATTTGCGCCCCTTGACCCAAGCTTGCGTCCTGCCGCTCTTGCCCTCTAGGGGACGCTCGCCCCTTTCGGAAATGTATTGATAATAAATCACCTCTGCATAAGACCAGAGAAACCATGATAATAATCTCCCCCAAGGATTCCTTACTATAGAAAATTTAAAGTAATTTTCAATTTTACAATATTTTTTAGATTCTTCTAGGGTAGAATATCGGTACTCTTTCCTATCGGGCCGATCAGAAGCTTGAAAATCAAAAAAATTTTCTACACTGGAGCCGCCCGTTCTGGGGATATGAATAAGTAGCAATTTTGGCTTCTTTAAAATCATTTCAATTTAAGACTTCCCCCTCTGATAACCCCATAATCCTCGCTTTGATTTCCTCCATAGTGGTTAATTTCTCAATTTCGTCTTCTATTGCCTCTTTGCGGAGGTTGGCCAGTTTAATCATTTTATGCCGTGATTCTTCCGACTTCCATATCTCTACTAAGTTTAGTATGCTCGCGTTTTCTTTTAATTGATTTTTTAATCTATCGCTTCTTTTTTCTTTTAAGCTTTCTAAGAGTTTTTGTTGTCTATTTACGGATTGATGATACTCGTTTTGGGCGGTATTAATAGCCTCCACAAGAGACATGGCTATTCTTCTTCCGTCCGAGTCATTAGCTGCATCATCTAGTAAATTTTGTAAATGTTCTACTCGATTCTGAATATTAGAGGCTATAACTACTTCCGAGGAAAGAACGATGTATTGGTCCACCTCCTCTTGGGTTAAGTCGTTTTTGTCGCACGTATATCTTACGAAGCTCGATTCGTAAAGGTCTCGTGAGCCTGGCGAGTTGTAACTATTAATTTGGTGAATGAACCTGTAAGTATTCATATACCCCAATAGCGCCTCTACATTCTTTTTCTCCTTGGCGATGAGTTTGTCTTTATTCCACTTATCGAAAATATATTTATTAATTTTTGCTAAGGCTAAACTAAATGTAGAAGGTGGCTTATATTCGTCGTGAGTAACGTTAATCTCCTCCGAAGAATCGTGAGAGGGGTCTATCTGCTTTATATAAGTCTCTACGACTTTGGCTTCTTTATTTAAGTTACTTATTTTTTCATTTGCGAAAATTACCCTAGCTATTTCAACAAAGGTCATCAACTTATAGTTGTTGTCTATAAACTCTTTATGCTCTGAAGTTAATTCTATTTCTTTAGCTTGATATTCTTGCGCGGCTCTAGCTTTGATGCTCTGAGTGGCGAGAAAGGCTTTGACCGCTTTTCCCTCTTTGCTTCTGCCATCTACGTTTCTATCAGGGAAGGTTATATTTATTAATTCTAAAAGAGATGGGGGATTGTCGGGTCTAGAGTTCCACTCTGTGATTATCGCCTCCTTCTGCTCATCCGCTAAGATTATTTTATCACTCATATAATATCTACCTCTCCCTTTTCTAAAGTTTTCTTAACTTTTTCTATAATAGATTTCTTTATATTCTTGATGTGCTTGTAACCAGGAGGTCTGCCTCGCTCAGAGGTGGTGTAATGCATTATTTTAGCAACCTCTTCATCTGATTTATTTTCAATATAAATTAATCGATAAACAGTCTTTTCAAGCGGCTTGAGCTTAGACAGCATGACTTGGTGCAATTTATCTTTATTGGAGTTAAAGCTATTCGAATTGTAGGATAAATTTTTAACTTCTATGGAGTGGTAATCCAAGGAAACAGGCATTTTTAAATTCTGAGCATCTCTTTTATTTTTACTCCAATATTCGTAAAGAGGGCACGAGTTACATTGTTTTTCGAATAACTTACACTTATCTGTTTCTTCCGCTGCCGCGCATTTTAAGCAGGGCCGAGTAAAGTTCCCGTAGTTATTTCTTATTAAATTCTTAAGTTGATTAGAGATTATCCTATTCAGCCAAGGCCTTAAAGGCTGTTTGGGGTCGTAAAGGTCCCATTTTTTAAATACATGTATTTTAATTATCTGGGAAACGTCATCAAAATCCATCCACGCTAAAGACTGCAAGTTCCACTTACCCCTCCTCTTGCGTACCTCCTCGTCAATAATGTCAATACACTCTTCAAATGTTCTGGGCGTATTGCTCAATTTATTGAGAGGTTTTAGGTCGGATGGCGGAACCTTCTTTTTTGAGTTGTTCTAAGACCTCTTCTTTAGACAACGTATTCTTGGGTCTTGCTGAGTTATTATCAGGATTCGCAGAGCGAGGGGCCGATGAGGAATATTGCTGCATGATGCTGCCTAGAGTTTGTGGCTCCTGTGAATATTCTTGATGATCGAACTCTAATCCATCTAAATTGTCCAAAAACGTTAATGATTCTACCCCTTCTTCTGGCGCGAGAGAGCTCGGGGCGGTGGCAGAATCTTTTCGGACCGAACCGAGAGATGTTCCGCAGCTTTGACAGAAGTTAGGCTTATGTAAAGTATAACCGTGTGCAAACCCGCAGCTTTGGCAATAGACCTTTAAACTACTCATGTCATATATTACAGTAAAAAAATGAAAAAACAAAATAAAAATTAATATTTTCGCAAAAAAGAGTGTAACAGTCCTCCTTTTGGTGTAATATATAATATGAAAAAATCCCTTTCGGAGAGAGAGATACTACTGGATAAGCTAAGAAAAATTGGAGATTTAAGCCTCCCCTCTTGTTCTCACGTCGATGATGACATTAAGCAAAACGCCATCGATATTAATCGATTAGCTCATGACTCTTATGAATTAATAAAGCGAAAAAAAGATTAACAAATTAATTTTAATTTTTTCGTTAGGAACTTGACTAGTTGAGACCTCATGACATCTTCTTCCCCGAACTCGAAAGTCCTAACGCCTTGACCTTCGCTCTCTTCATCGGAAAAAAGTTTAAACATTTTTTCAAAACCATGCTGCTTTTCTCCTTGTTTAATGTCTGTCTGCATCGGATCAGCCAATAGAAAGCATTTACTGCCCTCTGCGAGTCTTGTTAAAACAGTGGTAATTTCTTTTATCGTAGAGTTCTGGGCTTCGTCAAGGATGATGCACTTAGCCTTCCAATTCATGCCTCGTGCGAAGTTAACGGGA